GGTTTATTTAATACTTCTTATATGTCTTATCAAGAATTTTAGTAATTCAAAATACACAGGTCTGGTTGGACAGTAACTTGTACCTGGGCAGGATCGTCACTATCAAAATTCAATTCGCCAAAAGCAGCCTGTGTAATCAAACACCCCTTAAGAATCCATTCTTCTACCTTGTCTCCCACCGGACCTAAAACATTAACTGTTAAATCCTTCTTATAGAAATCAGCATATCCATCTCTGCCCGTTACACTTTCGTGGTGAAGTCGAACCCACTCCATCACCGATTGAGCAGAAGAAGGAACAATTGGATCAAACAAAGTCATGTTAATTGCTCCCCACGTTGAACGACCCTTAACATATCGTTGAACATTAATATGATTAAGAACCTTTGCATCCTGTGATATTGTAGGTCTGGAAACGCCCTTGATTACATAAGCTGGAAGACCATCAGCATACAGAATAAACCTATTCTGCATTTTCGGTTCAAATGCCTTAAAGAACAGTTCTTGTTCATTTACTAAGTTTGCCATATTTTTGTCTCCAAAAGGTCTTTTATATAATTATCCACTTATGTTAAAATATAACGATTAACCGCCAGGGAATGTAGCACCCGTTGGCATAATGTTGAAATCAATAATGATGAATTCAGCTGCCCGTGCGGGTTGTAGATAGATTTGTCCAACTAATTGATTTCTATCAATCACATCCGCTGTGTTGTTTGTCTCATCCATGACCACACGGAAAGCATACAATCCTTGTCTCTCCTGAACACTGGCCAAATATGGATTAACAATGTTCAAGAAACGGTTTCTTGTAGCTTCTGTATTTTGTTCAAACACTAAGTATCTTGACGATGAAGCAACAAACTTCTTCATCGCGATCAAAAGACGCCGGACATTAATCCGATCAAGAGCACTAGCTTTCTTCTGTAGAGTCTTCTGACCCCAAGCAACAATTCCCTGCCCTGGGAAAGTTGCGATTGGATTAACTTTATTCTCATAAAGTTCATCTCTATTTGCTCTGGTCAAACGGCTCTTAGCTTGGGTTGCGCCGGGGATTCCTCCACGATTCAATCCAGCAGGAGCAAACCATTCAGCCGCTGCATTATCATTGTATGCAAATACTTCAGGAAGTACAACCGAAGGCGGTGCCCAAATAAATTTATTAGTATTAGTATTTAAGACTTTAACCCAAGGATACCACCCAGCAGCATAATTTGTATCAATTGTTCCGGCTGTAGTATTAGCGGTCGTAATAGTAGCCCCATAACTAACCAAATCTAAAAGATAGAAGCAATCCTGTCTATCCTCACACACATCAATTGCGTATTGAGTAATATATGAATGTTGTTCATGGTTAACGCCAGGAATTGTTAATAGATTAATATCAAATGATTCGGGGTTCTTAATTGCGTCAATAGCTTTCTTAAAGGCCACCGAACCGGAAGCCGCGGAATTAGACAAATCAAATCCCTGTGTGTTAGTAGAAGTAATAGCCGCTCCCATTTTTCGGACGGCATGTGGTGCATATCCATCAAACCCACCCTGCAGTGGTACCGTAAATTTACGATATGTCACATGATTAGCAGTATCAAGACTTAAAGTTGTTCCCTCAACCTCACTGGCCCGTGTATTATCCAACGAGAATTCAGTTACAGCAGATTGTGCTGCATTTCCTGCTGGCAACGGCACATAATTTACAGAAGTTGCGCCAGTGGGAGTAGGAGCAAGATAACTCTGATTTGTATAATTTGTAGCACTATAATCATACCCATAGAACTTCTTAACATCCCGTGAAGAAGTAGTACTATATCCAGCACCTGTTCCATCAGTAGTAGTAGTCCAAGCAGTATCAATTATTGTCGGAGTAACTGCGCTAGATGAATCAGTTACAACATAAGGTGTAGATAGAGCAGCAAACCCATAAGGTACGGCAACTTCTGGTAGAGATCCAGCTGCGGGAGCCAGTTCAACTCTAACATATCTACTCGTATTTACATACTCTCCTTGATAATATGTTTCATTAGTTATGGTATCATTAAATGGAGCACTGTTTCCAATTCGTCTAGCAACATAATCTGAACTATTTGGATCAAGTGTTAGATTATGATATTCCTCTAAAACTTCTGTCTTTGCATCAGTATCATCACCAGCCCTGACCAAGAGTGAGAATGTACCAAAGCTTCCAGATTGTACTTGAGGTCTAATAGATTGAATTGAAATCTTAACAGCCTTGTTTGCATTTGAACCATCGGCCAAAGTGTGAACTTTGAAACAATTAGACCGTGAACCACCAATCTCTTGTGTTCTAAGCCATGGCGTTGATGCGTTAGTATAATCTACCGAATCAAATTCTAATGCTGTTGAAGCTGAAACAATTAAGTGGCCTGAAGCACCAGCTGTAACACCTCCCCGTAATGGATCAATCGCTTCGGGGAAATAAGAATATACATATGCGGCTTCAGGCGAATATGGATTGGTTCCTATCGCATTTCTTATGCTACTAGCATTTGATGCGGAAACATTTACTCCACTATAAGAAGAAGTTATTCCACCAGAACCACTTAAATGAATGGTCATACTGGTAAGATCGGTAAGGGTTGCCGAAGCAGAAGTAATTGAAGATCCACTAATCGTAGGATGGAATACCGCTAGTGTTCTAAATCCTCCTGAACCACTAACATTTATTTGACCAACAAGATTATTGGCGGCTTTATAGCCTCCTAATCCAAGAACACGAACCACGGTTGCTGATTGTGCTTCTTGTAAATAATTTTGAACAGTATATCCAAGATAACTGTATTCGTCTGCTTTACCAAATCTATTTTCGAATTCCGTCTGGCTATCAACGATAACTGGAACGAATGCTGGGCCTTTTTGGGTAACGCCTACGAAGGCTCCACCAATATTAGCCACACCTTGCTCTAAGAAAGATAAATCTCGTTCGCGGGTAAAGACGCCGGGGCTAACTACACGCTCTGCCATATCTTAATCTCCGTTAAGAAGTTTCAATTTCACCTGTTTCTATGTTCAATAACCCTTCACCGTACTTCTTATTAAGTTCAGTGAAATACTTTTCTTCGTCCGAAACCGAATCCAAAAACTCTTGTTTTGTATTCTTAACTAAATTATCTAAAACCGTCTGTTGAAGAACTAATTCACTCAGATACTCAGCGATGGCCGATACTTTCTCGCGACCATCTTTAACATTCTGTAGTTCTTCTTCCGTAATTTTACTCACATTATAACCCTTTTTTTTATAAAAACCCTATGGCGGGGAGTTATCCCACCTCGTAGTATAAATATATGTTTTAAATCTCAAAATCAAATTTAAAGGCCGAGGTCCGAATCAATTTTTTCAGAAATTACTAATTTCTTATTTGTAAATCTAACCATATTTGTATCCATTGGATTTCCATATTTATCTACAGTAATTTCAGGCAACAAATAAGCCTTAACTGTCATCCTAAATTCTGACCGTACTAAACGATCTGATCCTTGAGGCAATTGTACAGAATTTCTATATTCTTCTACACTTGTTTTAAATTTATATTTGTTAGTTTCGCCCCAATAATTCTCAACTTCAAAAGATATTTGTTCTACCAAACCATTCATCTGTTGTTGATATTCTGTCCAAATCATACAACTATATTCTACATCATAGAAATCTGGATACATCACAGCAACATATCTTTTACTTTCCTTAATACCATTTTGTATGGCAAACCGATCATATTTGTTTCTAGAATTCCACGTTGTAGAATGAAAATCTCTTTCTAAATATTTGTTAACTGGATTGTTTAAAGTATTTTTTCTAATATTATCTCTCTTAATCATAATAAGAGGAATTTGTAATTTTCCTTTTACATCTCTATATACACCATCTTTTCTTGTACTTTTCCAACGTTCTGGATTTGCATATAAAATTGGAACTGAAACTTTAAGTTCGTCCTGAGTAACAAATGGTTGAATAACATCATCCATATATTTTATAATCGCAGTATCAATATCTACCAGACCAATAGAAATTCTGGACGATTCTTCTGCTTTTATATCTAATCCACGATTTTTATATTTTTTTGGATTCTCTGCGGCTGAATCTATATTAACATTAGTCATACTTGCCTAGGTTCAATTT